ACCATTTATGAGTTGACAGTAGCGATAATCTCATATAGAATTATTGTTAAGAAATTAGAGAAACGCTTCGTAGAAAAGAATAAAGATGAATCAGATTAATGTATTGGATAAGGGTTATGTACGTCTTGTGGACACTCTGGGCAATGATCTATCTGTTGTCAATGCTGCACGTGTATCGTACGATAAGGAGTCTGAAGAGTTTGCCCCAAGAGATGCAAAACTTATTGACTTCCTCATTCGTGAAGGTCACACGTCACCATTTCGTCACGCAGCACTCACGTTTGAGGTCTATGCACCGCTCTTCGTTGCAAGACAGTGGTGGAAATACGCAGTCTCTAGCACACACGTAGACGACCAGAATGGTTGGAATGAATCTTCTCGTAGATATATCACAGAAGAAGAAGAGTTCTATGTGCCTAGTGCATCCTCATGGCGATCTAAGCCAGAGAATAGTAAGCAGGGTAGCGGAGATCCAATTCACTTTAGCAGTGGTGCATTCTATACTAACAAACTAAATGGTATCATTGACGAGGGTACCAAGTTGTATCACGAGGCTATGAATGACAACGTGGCACCAGAAATTGCACGTCTATTCCTCCCAGCATACGCAATGTATGTCCGCTGGCGTTGGACTGTGTATCTGCAGGGTGTGATGACATTCCTTGACCAGCGTCTAGGACACGATGCACAGGTGGAAATCCAGGAGTATGCCAAGGCTGTTAGAGATCTTTCACACGACGCATTCCCACAAACATTTAGGGCACTAGCCAATGAGTAATAGCAGACAGCAAAAGCGTAAGCAGGAGGCACAACTCTCAGCAATCATTCGCAAGGCAAAGATTGATATGGAGAAGTGGATTTCTACCCTATCTGCTATGCCCACTGAAGTTGAGATTAAGGCATTCCAGGCAGGCTACATTGCAGGAATCAACAGAGGAAGCAACATTAAAGAATGATCATCGGTCTTAGTGGATATGCTCAGTCTGGCAAAGACACCGTAGCGGAGCACCTTATTGCAAACTATGGGTATCGCAGAGTTGCATTTGCAGATCCCATCAGAAAGGCTCTGTATACGCTAAACCCTGTGGTCCCTGTTGGGGAGTTTCAGTCAAGCCATCTAGCACAGGCAGTAGATGGGCTAGGATGGGAAGAAACCAAAAGGCTTTCCCCAGAGACTCGGAGACTTCTTCAGGTCATGGGGACCGAGGTTGGTAGAGACATGTTTGGTCCAGACTTCTGGGTAAACCAGGCAATGGGTATCCTTGGCAAATTTGACAAAACTGTTCTAACGGATGTGAGGTATCCCAATGAATATCGTGCCATCAAGAGCCGAGAGGGGATCATTCTCAGGATAGTTAAGCCTGGAAGATCAGCCGTAAATGGACATTCCTCTGAAACAGCACTTGACAACCACGTTTTTGATGGTACAATTGTTAATGATGGTTCTAAAGAAGACCTATACAACAAGATAGACAAGGTTATTAAGGAATACCTATGACAATTACTTCGGTTAAAATTGGTCCACAAGTGTTTGATGTAGAGTTTCGTAGCACTCGTGAAGACGGAATGCTCAATGACAACTCTTACGGATACACCTTAGACCAGGGTAATCTTATTGTTGTGGCATCAGACCTTAGTCAGGACAAGCAGAGGGTTACTCTTGTTCACGAGATCCTACACTCTGCTCGAATGATTCTTGAGGGTGCTACTAAGCCTAAGAAGAAAGCAGAATACGAAGAGTGGGAACACCACTTCATTGGTATTTATGAAAATGCTTTCATTATGATTATGCAAGACAATCCAGATTTGGTTAAGTGGTTAACCAAATAATTAAGCCTCCAGTATCTCCTCACTCTTATAAGGTGTAGAAAGAGTAATTGGTGGCATGTGGGTTCGATCCCCACCTGGGGGACTTGCAAGAGTTTTACTATATACGGAAAGGTATAATATGAGTTACAAGGAAGACATTCTTCGCCTAAGAGCAGAAGGAAAGACATACGGAGAGATTAGCCAAGAACTTGGCTGCTCCAAAGGAACGGTAGCCTACTACCTAAAAGAAACAACAGACAGTTCAGTAAAGGAAAACAAAGTGGCAAAGAACACAGAATACTCAGACAAAGTAATTACCTATATTGAAAACTACAAAATTAAGCGTCCGTGCGTTCAGTGTGGGCAGTACCTGCATCACAGCCAGATGGACTTTGTAGACGAGTCTGCAGAGTTAAGACTAATTAATTCGGTTGTTGATCAGGAAACCTTTGAAGAGGCTAAGAGAAGCATTTCTCAACTAAAGTTCCTCTGTGCAAACGACAACAGGCTACGAAAGTTCTATGAAGACAACAAGGGCAAGTAATTCCCTAACCGCCCCCATAACTCAGTGGATAGAGTGTCAGACTTCTAATCTGTTCGTCGTAGGTTCGATTCCTACTGGGGGTACAAAATGATAAAAGACAACATAAAGACTATTAAGCATTTCCTCAGTGATGAAGATATCAAACTGTTTATTCGGTATAACGACTGGCTGTTGGAAAACAAGATCGACAAGTTTTTTGTGGGTGGCTCTGGCAAAAGACCAACGCTTCAGTTTGGACGAGACCTGTATCACGGCAACAAGTCCCACGAATCTCTAGATGGCATCGTAAGTCCCGAGATGATTCAAAAGATTAACTCGCTATGGGCTAAGATTGTTGCAACCATTGGAGCATTGTTTGATGACAAGAACGCCCTGTACCCATGCTCTTTTTGGTTTGCCAAACAGTTGCCAGGTGCCAGAGTAAAGATTCATGTTGACGATGACCAGGGAACAAACACCCACTTTAAGTATAGTGTTGTTCTTTATCTAAACACACTAAGTTCTGGTGGAGAGTTGGACTTTCCAGATATTGGTTATGCCATTAAGCCAGAGGCAGGGGACTTAGTGATCTTCACGTCTAGAGATACTGGTCCACATCAGGTACTTAGCATCCCAGAGGTCAGGTACACCCTTCCAATGTGGTTTACAGAAGATAAAAGTTTTTCCCTATTTAAGGACTAGACTTCGTACTTTGATGGAACGCTGAGGATGTCATCTAAAACAGTATTCTTTAACATCTCAAACGACTTGTCCTCGCTAGAAAGAAACGGATACTCGTTTTCAGTGTAGGATAGGCTGCTCATAGAACTGGCAGAATCATATCTCTTAACGTCTGTGATCGTCTCTGAGGCTATCTGCAAAAGGTTACCATATAAAGACCTGGGCTTAAATGGCATATAAGCAATTGGCAACAATTTTTCTTTATTGAATACCATTGGAACGTGGATGTCGTAGTCAATCGGGTTCTTTATGCCAACACTTCTTAGGTGCCTGAAGGTTTTCTTTAATAAGATTAGGTATGTTCCGTTTGGATTTATTTGGCGGTATCTATTAATCTTGTCAATAAGCAGCCCACCGTTATAGGTAACAAACCTGTCAATTGGCTTAGTTAAAAAGAAGTCGTCATTCATAAGGACAAAGTCATCAGATATCTCTTCGGTCTTGCAGACCTCAAGCATGGCTAGCCTAATATTGTTAAACTTTGTAGACTCATCTTCTATGGGAATGAAGTTTCCTGTGTACCAGGATGGCTTATGTCCAACCACCCAAACACGATGGTTCGGGGAAAATTTTTCAACGGATCGTAATGAGTATCTGAGTTCTTCATTATCGCCTTTACGGCAGATATATACTATGTCCATCGGCAATCACCTACGATGCAACGATATAGGTACCGCTAACATAAAAATAATCTGCTGTTGTCAGTGTTAACGGTGTGTTGTGATCAAATGCTATATCCCTAGCACTCGAGCCTGGGTGCCATAAAGTCATTGTCAAAGTATCACTTTCTGCATCTGCTGATATTGCATGGTGATTTCCAGTTGATGTATCGTGGAATCCACCGTCTCTAAATACATAATCGTTTATTGGTAAAAATGGCAAAGTAAGAGAATATTGACCAGTTCCAAAATTTGTCACGGTAGATAAGTCAACCTTAATATTAAAACTAACTAGTTTGCCTGCCTTAACATAGTATGAATTATAGGTCGGGTGAGTTGCACCTGTTCCAGTAAATGTTAAACCAGTTGCAGTGAAGGTTGGCGTGTATCTTGTCGAAGTTTCTAGACCAGAAGTTCCGCTTGCACCGTCTGCCCCATCCTGACCATCAGTACCAAATACACCAGTATCTGTTAGATAAAGTCCGTATTCGTTTTCATCTGTAATACCTGATGCAATAGCATTGTAGGCAGTAGAGTCATA